TGCGGCGGTACAAGGTGGATTAGCAGGAGCATCTGCAGCACCTGCGCCGGCAGCTAAAACTCCTACTGCCGGCACTGCAACAAATCAGGTTCGCGAACATCACATTAGATTAACCAATAAAGAAGTGACAGAAATATTTGCTGTTGCTGGCAACTCGTTAAACGAAGGTCCAATGGACTGGGTACGTACATATAGTAAAGGCAAAAATATTACAAACAAAATAACAGCCGACAAACTAAATCTGCTGTGGAAAAAAGACGGTAAACCCATGGACAGCGAGAAAATAGCTGCGATATTAAGACAAGCTGGAGTTAAAGATGATGTTGTTGCATCTGCATTCAATGCAGTAGAAGCACCAGTACCGTCGTGGGTTAGAACCCCCGCAGCAGCACAACCTGCTGTCGAACCTGCTGCTACTACTGCTGCCACTGCTACTCAACCTGCTGCTGCCACTGCTACTCAACCTGCTGCTGCCACTGCTACTCAACCTGCTGCAGGTAAATCAGCCACCGCTGCTCCGGCAATGGACACTGATCAAATTCTTAAATCATATGAAATGATGACCCCAGAACAAAGAAAACAATTGATCAAGGATTTAGAAATAATTGACGATCGTGACAGACTGGCCACCGGCACAAATGAAAGCCACAAGAGACAAAGAAGAATATGAATTTAAACGAAGGCGGCAACGTATTCAAAGATACAGCAGGTAATCCGCTTACACAGCGTATTGCTCAAGCTGACGTGATGCCCACAGCCAAATGGCTGGAACAGATCACTGGCCTTGATCTCACAACAGATCGAGACCCGCGCGATGGCAAACCCGTCAAGTGGTTAGGCTCAACTGGTCGTAAAGCTGATTCGGGCGACCTAGACATGAGTGTGGATGCTGGAGAAATGAGCAAAGATCAGTTGGTTGCGGTATTGTCGCAGTGGGCCAAAAGCAAAGGTGTGGATCCTGCCAAATACATCAAGAAGTCGGGATCAGCTGTACACTTCTTTACTGCCATTGGGGGTGATCCTAAAAACGGCTTTGTACAAACAGACTTTATGTTTAGTAACAAGCCGCGCTGGACACAGTTTGTATTAAGCAGTGATCCTAAGAGCAAATACAAGGGTGCGCTACGCAACATCATGATGAATTCAATGGCCAAAGCCTTGGGTTACAAACTGAATCAAAATGACGGCATCATGAATCGTGCCACCGACGAAATGATCACTGATGATCCTGCCATGGTGGCGCAGATGTTGTTGAGCCCAAATGCCACACCTTCTGACTTGTACAGCGTAGAATCTATTCTCAAGGCCCTAGAAGCAGATCCTAAACGTGCTGCAAAAATTGCTGACTTTAAAGCACACATGGAACGTGAAGGCATACAGTTTGACGAAGGCATTTACGAAAACACAGACTTGTATACAGAATATAACGAAGTCAGTATCATGGCCCGTTTACGTGATCGTATTGTAAATCAAGGCATGCAGGTTATTGTAGAAGGTGTGCGCATTGAACATCCAGAGGACATGATTTTTGATCAGCGTCCCAGTGCTGGTCTTAAACAGGCCTTAGATGGTATTGTGGCCGCTGCTCAAAATCCCAGCGAAACCACTGTCAAGTGGGATGGCAAGCCTGCCATCATATTTGGTCGCAAACCAAACGGAGAGTTTGTGCTCACAGACAAGTCAGGATTTGGAGCCAAGGGCTATGATGGTCTGGCCACAAGTCCAGAACAGATTGCACAAATCATGAACATGCGTGGCGGAGAACGTGGTGAACTTGTTGCACTGTATCAACGTTTATTTCCCTTGTTACGCCGTGCTGTGCCACAGGACTTTCGTGGCTACATTCAAGGCGACTTGTTGTACAGCGAAACACCTGAGCTAGTGGGCAACGACTATGTGTTTACACCCAACACAGTAAAATACACTGTACCGGCTGATACAGAATTAGGCAAGAAAATTGCACAAAGCCAAGCAGCAGTGGCCATACATACTGCACTCGCTGCTCCGGGTGCTGCACCCACTCCTATTCGTGCTGCTGCTCTAACTGATAGCCCTGGGCTTTTGATCTTGGATCCCAGTTTAAAAGAGCCTCGCAAAATACAATTAAATGATAAATCAGTCAAGGACGCCAACAGTTTGCTCACAAAGTATGGTTCTGCAATGGATCGCCTGTTTAATCCTGCCGAACTGCGAGCACGTAAAATCAGCGACTTTCCTGCCTTAATTAAAACCTACATCAACAGCCGTGTTCGATCGGGCAGTTACGACAACTTGATCGGCGGGTTTGGTGAATGGGTCAAACAAAAAGCACCTGCCAAGGCACCACGCATATTTGAATGGGCCACAGAAAACAAGCAAGCAGTGGCAGCACTATTTCAAGCGTTCTTGGAAATATCCAACCTTAAGAATCAAGTGGTTCGTCAGCTGGATGCACAAGCACACGATGTCAAAGCCAGTATCAACAACGAACCTGGACACGAAGGCTATGTGGGCAATGGCATGAAGTTTGTGGATCGCATGCGTTTTAGTGCTGCAAATTTTGCTAAAAACAATCCTGAATTAGGATAGGTACTGGCCGATTTCTTCCTTTTGGTATAAATAAGTGCAGGGACGAAATTGTCCCACTTAACCAAGGAGCTTTAAAATGGCATATTTTCCACCAGCAAATGGCGATGCACAACCGGTATTCGCATTAGACATCAACAACGGCGCCCAACAAGGCGACATCTCTGCCGCTGCATTAGTGCAGATGGCAGGTCCTAAGTTAGACTACTTCAAAGTTATCGTTCAGAACGGTTCACAGCAAGCAGTTGACATTACTAACCAGTTGGGTAACGTAACAAATGGTGTTTTCACACCAGGTGTTGTTGTTCAGCTCAACCAGGCTATCCAGCAAACAGCTACAATCGCTATGTATCAAGTTGAAGCTGACACAAGCGGTCAGATCAGCTACGGTATCTACCCAAGTGGTGCTTGGACTGCTGCTACTCTTGACGCAGCTCTTAAGGCACTGGGCAACGTTCAGATCACAGCCAGCAATGGTACAGTGACTGGTGTTAACGTTTCGGGTACAGACGTTACAAACGTAGGTTTCAAACTAGCCTAATAGCCAGTTCGTTACTGACACAGCCCCGGATTTATTTCGGGGCTTTCTTTTGACCATTAAATACCTACACTATGCAACCACTTAATACAATTCCATTATGGCCTGTTTTGATGTACGATTTTCAATGGGCAGAACACGATCAATATCGTGACGAACTTGCTCGGGTATGTTATGATCTTGAAGCTAAGAAGCATGTCAGCAATGTGGCACCAGATGCCAAACGCGGTTTATACGAAAGTGGGTTTGATTTTGTGACCACAGATTCGCCTGCTATTGTTGCATTTAGTCATTGGGCCAAACAATGTTTATTTCGTGCTGCTGCCAACGCCAATAAGCCGTATTGGCCCCCGGGCATGAATGTCAATGTAGAAATACACGAGTCCTGGTGCCACATTACCCGCGACGGCGGCTATCACGACATGCATGCTCATCCAGGTAGTTCTTGGTCTGCTATCTATTATGTAGACACCGGAGACATGGGTGCTGCTGAAGATAAAAATGGTGTCAACAGATTTTACAATCCCAATAATTGTGCGTATGCAGATGCCGGAATGGCCTGGACAAACCGCAACACCAGTATTGATTTCAGAGCTGAACCTGGCATGATGATTGTTTTCCCCAGTTGGGTACAGCATTCTGCGGTTGTTTATCGCGGCACAACAGATCGCATAGTGATTGCATTAAATTCAAGAATAACACAGGCCGATATGTCACAGATGTCGATATCAATATGACTGTAAGAATAAAATGTACTACCCGCTTTGACATCACTGAAACTGGTATACGCAATCGTGTGTTTAGATCAAACATGCCGTTTTGTGACAAAACTGGACGAACAATCACAACACAAGCAGAATGGCAACTGGCCAGAAATCAGCAATGTAACTGGGAAACTGTAAATCAAGTGATCAGTTTACGTACATTGCCTGAACGTATATCAACACCGCTTGTGGATTCTGCTGCTGCAACTTGGTCATTTGAGTTTGATGTAGTTGATCCAGGTTCTGTTACCTTCAACAACAACCCTGTTGGATATCTAGTAGCTGACTGCAACGGCGTTCCCATGATAACCGGACTCGGAGAATCTCAGGATAATGCTGCTTTTTTATCTACTCAAGGCTCAGCAGCCAATATTTGGTTTGATGTTGTTCAGCAAATAGACGATAAATAATCTGTCTAAGGATCCGTTATGGTTGACACAACTGATATTGAAAAAAAGAGTTTGGAAGCACACGTGGAACTGTGTGCAGAACGCTATCGTTTTCTTGAAAACAAACTGGAAACAGTTGAATCCACTGTCAGTGCCATGAATGTAATGGTAGCTGATATCCGCAGTATGATGGACGAAGTTGTCAACAAGCGCAATGATCAAATCATCAAATGGGGCACTGCCGTCATCGGTGTGCTGGTAGCGTCTATTGGTTACTTGCTGATGCACTACGTGATCCGATGAAACAAGATGCTGTTTTAAAACAGCTGGAAAAGCTGGTAGAAGAAGATTTTGAACAGATTAAAGATAATTTAATATTCTGTGACAACAATCAATATCATGTTTTTGACACTTATACAATAACAAAAAATTCCTCCGGTACGTTTGATGTTGTAAAACGTCGCTACGATCCAAAAACTTTCAGTTCCTTGCGTATTGCGTTCAGCTGGTGTATTGCTGACAAATATCAACAGATTAACTTGGCTTATCGCTTGGTAAGCCTAGACAAAGAAAAACTACGCATGTCTGATGACATTGCTGTACGACAGTCTTTGTTAAAAACCATTAGCAATGTAGAGCGTAAAGAAGTTGCGCACCTTAAGCTAACAACCAAAAAAACCACAATGTACACAGTAGAAAAACAATTAACTAAATGTGTCAATTTGGCTAAATACTGGCAAATACAAGGATTCAACCGCGATGAAACTGCACGAACTAGACGCACTCAAACAACAAGATAAAGCAGCACAAGTATTAGAACAACGATTGGGTCAAACCGTTTCGTTTAATAATCTTACTCTGCGTGAATCACGCCATATGCTGATGCGTGTGCGTGGGCTGATCAATGAGCACAGATCCAGTGCTGCATCGCACTCAAGCGAACGTGATCCTGCTTATCTCAAACTGCTTATGCTTGAATCTGGTCTCAAAGGACGCCTGCACGAGGCTGCTATGCCAGCTCCGGCAGCACCAGGTACAGAACCTACCATGGCTGTTGATCCCAAAGATCCCAAAGTTCAAGCTGCAATGAAAAAATCGCAAGCTGGCCAAACTCTCAATCCTGAAGAGCAAAAGCTGGTGGGAGCCATTGCTACTGCTTCTATGCAGAAAGAATCAATGCAAGCACGTCGCAGACTACGCGAAAGCGAAATCCAACAAGCTCAAGTTGTGTTGGCTGCACAAGACATGGTTGATCAAGTACAAAAAATGCTGGAACAGATCAGCGCCATGCAGTTTAAAGATCTGCCAGCCTTGACAGATTCAATCAAGAACGACATGGGTGTTGATCAAGCCACTGCTTATCAATCAGCTGCTGCTGCCGCACTTACACAGTTGTTGTCCAGTGTGCAACAAGGTAAGACAGCCTTAGAAGGCGCACAAGGCACATTGACAGGTACTGCTCCAGTTGTACCAGGTGCTGAGCCTGCTGCAGACATGGGTGCTGACTTAAACGCTGAGCCTGCCCCAGAAATAGGAGCCGAACTTGATGTCGATGCTGAAGCTGCACCAGCTGACGAAGAAGAGCCAACACCGTTAGGTGGTGCCGGCTTGGGTCGTGAACGCCGTGACGTAGCCGAAGCTGCTAAACCCGACTACATTGATTTAGACAAAGACGGCAACAAGAAAGAATCAATGAAGAAGGCTGCTGCGGACAAAAAGAAAAATCCTTTTGCCAAGAAAACCAAGTAATGCGACTTGACGAATTCGACGTATCTACACAAAGCACAACAGAACTGGCTGCATTAAGCCAGTTTTTGTTGGCACGTGCGCAAGATACAGATGCACAAAAGAAAATATCTATTGCTGCATTTCTTGAATTGGCCAACAACATAGGTGTCAGCCTAACTGACTCTCAACTGCGCAATCTGGTTCAGCAGGCTCCGCTAAATGAATTAATTGCCGATGTCACTGACACCGAAATCATATTCAAAGGTGCTGTAGAAGGTGCACCAAACATGACTGTGGATCAGGCTCGCGACACTGTTGACACAATGGCCAAGCGGGCACTAAACAAAAAAGGACTTTAACATGTTAGAAACAATTTTCTGGTTATTACTAGGTGCTTTTGTTGGATGGAACTTTCCACAACCTGATTTTGCCAAAGCCATTCAATCCAAGATACTGGGTTTCTTTAAGCGATCGTGAATCTTGTTTATATTCACGGTGCCAGTGCCACCGGGGATAGCTTTAATTACATTCGGCACCACCTCAACCACCATGACGAAATTGTCATAGAGTACGACAGCCAAAATGGATTTGATCGTAATCTCGATGACATGAAACGCATTGTGTCCAACATTGAAGAGATTGTGTTTGTGTGCCACAGCTTAGGTGGCATATACGCACTACATCTAGCTGATGCTTTTCCAGATCGAGTTTCTGGTGCAGTAACAATGAGCACACCATATGGTGGCGCCGAATCAGCTGACTATGCCAAATACTTCTTACCGTTTAATCGTCTATTGCGCGATATCGGCCCTAGTAGTACTCCGATGAAAACTGCCGGAAAAATTAGAATACAACATCCATGGTTAAACATAATAACCACTCGTGGAGATAGTCCTTGGATCATGCAACCCAATGATGGAGTGGTAACCATAAGCAGCATGAGGCATCGTTCCGAAATGCAATTCGAAGAGCTTTACATCAATCATTATGAAGTGGTAATGAGCCCCAAAACAGTCGATATTATCAAAGAGTTCGTGTATAATATTAAATAGCAATATAGTCCAAGGAGGCCTATCGTGAAACGAATACTTCTCAGTTTAATCTTAACAATTTTTGTTGTGGGCACTGTCCAAGCCGGCGGTTATGGTTATAATCGCGGCTACAACAACGGTTACAATCGTGGCTACAACAATGCATGGGCCTGGGGCGGAGCAGCCTTTTTGGGTGGAGCCATCATTGGCGGCGCTCTCACATATGGAGCAAGACCTTACTACGCACCTCCTCTGATTTATTATGCACCTCCGCCGCCTGTTTATGCACCACCCCCGGTGTATTACACACCTCCCAACACTTACGTGGATCCCAATCCCCCACCAGTGCTATACTGGGATAGTGTGTGTCAATGTTATA